CACGTACCTTGGAATCTGCGGGTAATTCCTCGGCAAGAAAACCTCTTTAAATCAAACAAATTTGTTGACACACCTCCCATAACCTGATATAAACTAATTATTCCGGGGTTAGCCCGGTGTATTAGACAGTCCCGGCTGACGACATGCAGACTAATACACCGATATCGCATGTGAGGAAATTGTGGCAAATACAACATTCAGCGGCCCAGTCACTTCAGACAACGGGTTCATAGGTAGCTTTCTTGGCACCTTAGCTATTACGTCATCTGGCAACACAATCACCACCACTAATACTGCAACAAGCGGCACATATCAGCCTCTTGTTGTCTCAACGACTATGTCTGGCGCAGGCGCAAACGGCGGTCGTGCTAAGTTTGATATGTCCACAAACGTGGCTTTGGGTTCGTTTTCAAACGCTTTAAAGGCAGAAGTTACCTACGGCGCTTCAGGCCGCACAACAGGTCTTGGTTCTGCGTTTGTTGCTGAGTTAAGTCTTTCGGCAGGTACTACTTCTGGTACTTACGCACCTTTGGAGCTTGAACTCAATTGTGCTTCTGGCGCGTCTACAGGCACAACGACTTCTCTTATTTATGCTTCGGTTAATGGTACGGGTGCGGGCACGGTTGATACTAACGGTGTTTTTATGAACATCCAAGGTTTAACTGCTGGGGCAGGAAAAATGTTAGTAGCTGGCACGACTTTGGGTACCGCTTATGGTGGTCTTCGCGTTAAGGTTGGCGCTACTAACTACTGGATTCCGCTCTACGCTGCTCAGCCTACCTAATGGAGCTAAGTAAAGAAATCTTGCTGGAAGTAAAACAACAAGCGTTGGCAAAACGCCAGCAATTGATTGAAATGTTACAGCAAGCCAACGGCGCAATTGATATGGTCGAGTATTTGCTTCAGAAAATGGAGCAAGACAAACCGGAGCAGCAAAATGCCGACGATGCAATATGATGTTTTTGCGACGCAACCGCTAACGTCTACTGGTAATTTTTTAAACCAAAATGGATTAGCGGTTCCACGCGCAAGAATCAAATCAATTTATACAGTTAATGATACAGCCGCAGGTTCAGTTGTTATCCGCGATGGCTCTAGCGGGCCAATCTTAGTTACCGTAAATACACCAGCAAAAGCAACCGCTGGTTTTACAGTAATTTTGATCCCCGGAGAAGGTATACTAGCTTCCACAGGGTTGCATGGAACCATAACAAACGTACTTTCAATTATGTTGATCTATGGCTAAGACCCCAGCTTGGCAGCGCAAAGAAGGTAAAAATCCCAGTGGCGGTTTAAACGCCAAGGGCAGAGCTTCTTATAATGCAGCAAATCCCGGTAAGCCGGGACTTAAAGCCCCGCAACCTGAAGGCGGGTCTCGTAAAAAATCATTTTGTGCCAGAATGACAGGCATGAAAAAGAAACTTACGAGTGCAAAAACGGCTAATGATCCAAACAGCCGGATTAATAAATCCTTGCGTGCATGGAAGTGTTAAATGGACCCGATGATCCTTTGGAATCTTGTTACCTCTGTCTTGGTAGGGCTTGTCATGTTTATGCTCAAAAATTCCCACGATGAGCTGCAACGTCTACAAGTCTTACTCAATAAAACCCGAGAGGAAATAGCTCGTGACCACATCACTCGCGCAGAAGTGCGTCAAGACCTTGAAAAAATTATGGAACGCTTCGATGCTGGCTTTGAGCGGCTTGAAGCAAAAATTGACCAGTTGGCTAAAAAAGGATAGTCATGCCAGCGGTCAGTGATAAGCAAAAGAAGTTTATGCAAGCAGTGGCGAACAACCCAAAGTTCGCAAAGAAAGTTGGTGTCCCTCAATCCGTTGGAAAGGAATTTACGATGAAAAAGATGAAGATGGGCGGTATGGCTGAGTCAAAAATGGGTGCTGTTAAGACCGCCGCCCCCAGCCGTGATGGTGTTGCTATGAAAGGCAAAACCAAAGGTACGATGATTTCTATGGCCGGTAACAAAGGCATGAAAAAAGGTGGCAAGGTCAAGAAAATGAATTACGGCGGTATGGCGTAATATCATGATGGCGTCACGTGGTATGGGGGCAATATCGCCCTCAAAAATGCCGTCTGCAAAGAAAAAACCTCGTAAAGATGATACAGACTTTGACCAATACGCTAAAGGTGGCAAAGTTAATGCAGCAGGTAATTACACTAAACCTGGGCTTCGTAAAAGAATCGTGGCTCAGGTTAAAGCTGCTGCAACTCATGGCACAGGAGCAGGTCAGTGGTCCGCGAGGAAGGCACAGCTTGTAGCTAAAAAATACAAAGCTGCTGGGGGCGGGTATCGTGATTAACTTTATTCAAAAGCAACTTGATGCATCTGAACGACTATTTAATATGATGGTCGAAGATAATAAGATGCGTACTCAAAGTTTGCAGATGTGGGTTGATATGAATGAAAGCTTTCAAAAAAAGCTTGCTGAACGCGACGCAGAAATTGAAAGGCTAAGAGCCAAGTTATCTCAATACGAGGTAGGTGAAAAGCTTTGAAAGCTCCGCAGCAATCGTTAAAAAACTGGGGCGATCAGAAATGGCGAACCAAAAGCGGTAAGAAATCCTCGGAAACCGGCGAGAGGTATCTTCCCGAAGCAGCAATTAAGTCTCTTTCAAGCGCTGAATATGCTGCAACTACCAGAGCTAAAAGAGCAGGTAAAAAAGCTGGTAAACAATTTGTTAAGCAACCTAAAGGGATTGCTGCTAAAACTGCGAGGTTTCGATAATGGCTAAGTCATTTCCTGATCTTAACGACGACGGTAAAGTAACCAAGGCTGATATATTAAAAGGTCGTGGGGTAGAAGGTTTTAAGAACGGTAAATTTATTCAAGCTGCCATTAAAAAACCTGGGGCGCTCCGCGAACAGCTAGGTATCAAGGGTAAAAAGCCTATCCCTGCAAAAATGCTGGACAAAGCTACAAAAGCTCCCGGCAAACTTGGACAAAGAGCTAGGCTTGCTAAAACGCTTAGAGGGATGAAGTGACCACTTCAGGTACAGTCGCATTTAATCCAGAACTTAATGAGCTAATTGAAGAAGCTTTTGAACGTTGTGGATTAGAGATTCGTACTGGATACGAGCATCGTACAGCTCGTCGCTCTTTGAATTTGATGTTCACAGAATGGGCTAATCGTGGAATAAACCTGTGGACGATTGAGCAAGGTCAGATTCCTTTGACCACAGGCACCATTACCTATGCCTTACCTGTGGATACTGTAGACCTTATTGAACAAGTTATTCGCACACAGTCAGGTATTCCTCAAACTGATATTAATATCAGCAGAATTTCTATAGATACATACGCCACAATCCCCAACAAAAATGCTCAAGGTAGACCTATTCAGGTTTGGATTAACAGACAAAGCGGTCAAACCTATCCAGCCGGTGGACGGCCTAACGGTGCCAATCCGAGCACGGGTGTGTTGCCTCCAAACATTAACGTGTGGCCTGTACCAAACCAAGACAACTACTACACCTTCGTGTACTGGCGACTACGCCGGATGCAGGATGCGGGCACGGGGTCAAATGTCCAAGATATCCCATTTCGCCTGATTAATTGTCTTGTTTCTGGGCTTGCGTACTATATATCTATGAAGATTCCCGACGCTGCTAACCGTATGGCGGGGCTTAAGCAGATTTACGACGAGCAACTTCAGCTCGCTCTTGATGAAGATCGTGAAAAAGCGCCGTTGCGTATTGCACCTAGACAAATGTTTTTTTAGCCATGCCTAACCGTTTTGCATCAGGTAAACATGCTATATCGCAGTGCGATAGATGTGGGTTTCGGTACAAACTAAAAGAACTACGTGGGTTGGTTATCAAGACCAAGAATGTTAATATTCTTGTTTGCAACAATTGTTGGGAACCCGATCAGCCGCAGTTGCAGTTAGGTATGTATCCTGTAGATGACCCCCAAGCACTACGTAACCCTCGTCCAGATACAACTTATACTGTTGCAGGGCTAAACGGTTTGCAAATCAACAATAGTTCGTCACAATTAGGTAGCGGAGACCCGTCTGGTGGTAGTAGAATTATACAGTGGGGATGGGCACCTGTAGGCGGAGCAAGAGCTTACGATACAGGTATAACACCTAATAATCTTGTGCTTGGTATTACGCTTGGCACTGTTACCGTAAACGTTACATAGGAGTTTGTGATGGATAAGAAAGATTTAGCACAAGACAAGAAAATGATTTCTTCCGCTGTGCATAAGCATGAAAAACATTTGCATCCAGGTAAAGCACTTACCAAAATGCGTAAAGGTGGTAAAACTAACTTGGAAATGAAAAAGTTAGGGCGCAATCTTGCTAAAGTTGCTAATCAAAAAGCACCATCGTTTAAGTACAAAATGGGGGCAAAATGATGCAAAATAAAATGCCAACACCTGTGCCTATTAAAGACACAAATAACGGTTATCCTAACAACGTACCTAATACCCAAACAGTAAAGATCCGGGGAACTGGAGCAGCTACAAAAGGTACAGGTGCTTCTAAAAAGATGGGCTGATGAACTACTCGACCCTTTTTAAGACAATTCAAGGTTATCTTGAGAATGATTTTCCGTCATTTGTTGGGGCAGATTCGTCTGGATCGGGTACAGCTACATTAACTGCCAAACAGCAGATTGATACGTTTATTACGCAAGCAGAACAGCGCATTTATAACTCGGTTCAGTTTCCTCAATTTAGGAAGAACGACACAGGCCAAATGACAGCGGGCAATAAATATCTCTCAACCCCACCTGATTTTTTAGCCGTGTATGAAATAGCGGTAACAAATCCGGCAACAAGTGAATACGAATATTTGCTAAATAAAGATGTCAGCTACATTCGTGCCGCGTATGCAAACCCTTCAACTGAAGGTGTTCCAAAGTACTATGCTTTGTTTGATGAAAATACATTTATTCTTGGCCCTACACCTGCTGCTAGCTATGCGGTAGAACTTCATTATTTTTACTACCCAGAGTCGATTACTACTGCAAGTACAACTTGGCTTGGCGATAATTTTGATTCTGTGCTTCTTTATGGGTCTTTGGTTGAAGGCTACACATATATGAAAGGTGAAGCTGATGTTATAGCCAACTATGCCAAACGGTACGAAGAAGCTATGATTCTTGCTAAACGTCTTGGTGATGGTATGGATCGTCGTGACGCTTTCAGGTCTGGCCAAATCAGGATGTCAGTAAACTAATGGCTTTTACTGGCAACTACACATGCAACTCCTTTAAGCAACAGTTGTTTGAAGGGGATTTTGATTTTTCTGCGACTACAGCACAAACTTTTAAAATAGCTTTGTACACTAACGATGCTACGCTCGATCAAACTACGACGGCTTATTCGGTGGCTACCGCCGGTCAGGTATCTGCTTCGGGGTATACGGCGGGTGGCGCACTTATCGTTCCTTCACTTGCTATTGATACCACCAATGGTATTGCTTATATTGACTTTACTAATGCTTCTTGGTCCGGCGCTTTTACGGCTCGTGGGGCTTTGATTTATAAAGTAGGTGGCGGTGATCCCGCTATTTGTGTTCTTGACTTTGGTTCAGATAAAACTTCTACAACCACGTTTGTAGTAGAATTTCCCCCTAATACTAGCACTGGCGCACTAATAAGGCTTGCATAATGACTATCCCTGTAGGATTTTTTTCTGAACCCCCTCGTGTTGTAATCGCTCCTATCCCCCCCAAGGACGAAGAGACTTGGGTGGCTGCTGAAGAAGTAGAAATGGAAGGGTCGTTAAATATAGACCTTGAAGTATTAAAAGCTAACGTAACGCACAACATCCGTTTAGGTTTTCAACCGATTGCGCCGCACCCTACAAATGATGTAGAGATTATGATTGTTGGTGGTGGGCCGTCACTAGACAAACATATTGACACTATTAAACAACTTCGGCAACAAGGCGTCAAACTTGTTACGCTTAATAACGCGTATCAATACTGCCTAGCTCATGGTCTTACACCTTCCGCTTTTTTTATGGTTGATGGGCGAGAGTTTAATAAACGGTTTTTGACTACGATTATTCCAACCTGTAAGTATTTTCTTTCTTCGCAATGCCACCCGTCAGTGTTTGACGGTATGCCTAAAGAACAGACCTATATCTGGCACACAAGTGCAGAAGAGATTCAAGAAATCCTAGCAACTGAGTACAAAAACTGGTATGCGGTGCCGGGAGGGTCTACGGCCTTGCTTCGCGCCATTCCTATGTTTAGAATGCTAGGATTCAAACGATTTCACATCTTTGGGTGTGATTCATGTTTAGAAGACGGTAAGCATCACGCTTACGCACAACCAGAAAACGATGGCCTTTTAGCGGTTCCCGTAAAAGTTGGTGGAAAAATTTTTTACTGTCACCCTTGGATGGTCTCTCAAGCTAGAGAATTTATTGATTTAATTAAATACATGGGGGATGCTATGGAACTTCAAATCTATGGCGGATTACTTCATCAAATTTTAGTTACTGGGGCGTCAAACGCCAATATTAAGGAGTATTGAAATGGCTGCTTCTGCATGGCAACTTTATAGCAAAGCTAAACGTTATTTAGGTAACGGAACAATCCAGCTCGGCGTTAATAACTTTAAAATGGCGCTTTTTAGAGCTGCTAGTAATACTTCTACGTTTACGTTAAGCACCTTTGGTTCGTTAACTAATGAAATTTCAGCAACGGGCGGTTATGTTTCTGGCGGTAAAGCTTTAGTGCCTGCCACAGGTACATGGGCGCTTACGTCTGCTAATTCGACCGTGGTTAAATTTACTTACTCCACAGTTGGCCTTACCTTTACGGCTTCAGGCGCACCGTTAACTAACGTAAAATATGCGGTGATTTTCCAATCGGCTGCTACGTTAGCTAACGGCAAACTTCTTTGCTTTTGCCAACTTTCTTCCTCGCAATTTACGGTATCTTCACCTAATACGTTGACGGTGCTTCCTGCTGCAACGGGCGTTTTTACCCTCACCTAAATTAGGGGGTCGCTGTGGCGGCAGGTTGGGGTATTCCCCCATTTGGGGAAGGTGATTTTGGTGGATTAAACACCGTCATACCCCTTGTGGGAGCGGCTACTCTTGCAGGCACTGCTCCAACTGTAATTTTAAGTGTATTTATAACTCCCCAAGTGGGGGCGATAACAACGCAAGGGCTTGCGCCTAGCGTTTTTCAAAACAATCCCATAGAAGTTTCAACAGGGGCTATTTCTGTCCAAGGTTTTGCAGCGCAGCTCATAACAGATATACGCGTAACACCCGCCGCAAATAATGCAGTTTTTGCTGGAAACGCTCCGGGCATAGAACAAAGTGCTGTTTTAACACCTCCTGCAGGATCACTATCTTTAGCTGGTGCAGCACCGACAATTCTTGATGGACGGGTAGCGATTCCCGGCACAGCCAGTCTTGTTGCTTCTGGTGCAGCTCCATCTCTAGCCTCTACAATTGAACCCGGTGTAGCAGCAATTGCTCTTCAGGGACATGCGCCAACTTCTAGTGTTAGCAGTGTTATAACCCCCACAGGGGGAGCAGTTACAGTAGGTTCTGCGTCTCCCTCAGTTGTTCGTGGGACCGTTATAACTCCTTCAGTTGTTGCGGTAGTTATACAAGGCAATGTTCCTGGAATAGCTGAGTCATTTGTTTTTCGACCTTCTTCTGGGGCATTGAGTTTAGTTGGCGGTACACCTATAATTAGCAATCCTAATTGGGTTCCCGTTGATGTAGCACAAACACCAAATTGGGGTACCATTAATACCGCGCAGACCCCTAATTGGCTACCAGTAGCGGCATAAGGAATAGACATGGCAAGTACATACTCAGACCTTAAAATTGAACTGATTGGTACAGGCGATCAGTCTGGCACTTGGGGATCAACCACCAACACGAACCTTGGCACTGCGATTGAGGAGGCCATCACAGGTCGGGCTACAGCTAACTTTTCTACTGACGCTAACTTAACGTTAGGTTACACGGATGTTAATACCACGCAGGTATTTAGAAATTTAATTTTAAATGTCACTTCTGGGGTTAGTTTAACGGCTACTCGTGATTTGATTGTTCCAACGATTGAAAAACAATATCTTGTTGAGAACAACACCACGGGCAATCAGAGCATTGTCGTTAAAACTTCTGCTGGTACAGGAATTACGATTCCCAATGGTAAAAAAGCTCATGTTTATGCTAATGGCACGAACGTGGTTCAGGCTTCTGATTTATTCCCTACGATTGACATAAACGGCGGTACGATTGATGGCACTACGATTGGCGGCGCTTCTGCTGCTGCTGGTACTTTTACGACTGCAACGGCTACAACCGGAAACATCACAACAGTCAACTCGACAACCGTAGACACAACCAATTTAGAAGTTACCAACATTAAAGCTATTGATGGCACTGCTGCTGCAAGCATTGCTAATTCGACTGGTGTGGTTTCTATTACTGTTAACCCTGTACTTTCCGGCGGCACTGCCAACGGGGTTCTATACCTAAATGGGTCTAAGGTAGCGACGAGTGGCAGTGCGGTTACTTACAACGGCACGACATTTGCAACGTCTGCTGACGCTTCCATTTCTGGCTTAACAGTCGGTAAAGGTGCTGGTGCTGTGGCAACCAATACTGCGGTGGGTGCGAGTGCTTTGGCGGCGAATACTACTGGCAGCTACACCACCGCGATTGGTGCTGGGGCTTTGGCCGCGCAAAACGGCAACGTTCAAAACGTGGCCGTGGGTAATGACGCCGCTGGCAAGCTCACGACCGGAAATCAAAACACAGCGGTAGGTATTTCTTCCCTTGGGTGGAACGCCAGTGCTGCAACAACTGGAAGCTACAACGCAGCTTTTGGACAAGGCGCACTGACTGCGCTGACTTCGGGTTCTTCAAACGTAGCCGTTGGAAGTGGGTCACTCCAAGCCAACACCACCGCCTC